GGGCAATGCAGGGTCTGGGACACTTGCGGTCGCTCGGGGCGGGACCGGTGTGACCTCCTCGACGGGCACAGGGTCTGTGGTTCTGTCCGCAAGTCCTACGCTTACTGGGACGGTCACGGCCGCGACTGTCAGTGCAACCACCTTGACAGGCGCGGGGTCTGGAATCACGAGCCTCGACATGGGCAATGCAGGGTCTGGGACACTTGCGGTCGCTCGGGGCGGAACAGGTCAAGTGAGCGCCCAGGCTGCTATGAACGCGCTGGCCGGTGCAGTGACGTCCACACAGTACCTTCGAGGAAACGGTACAAATGTGGTGATGGCGGCTATTGTAGCTGCCGATGTACCGACCCTCAACCAGAATACAACCGGATCCGCCGGATCACTCAGCGCAACTCTCGCGGTTGCGAGCGGTGGAACGGGTCAAGTGAGCGCCCAGGCTGCTATGAACGCTCTGGCCGGTGCAGTGACGTCCACACAGTACCTTCGAGGAAACGGTACAAATGTGGTGATGGCGGCTATTGTAGCTGCCGATGTACCGACCCTCAACCAAAACACCTCTGGAACGGCTGGCGGTCTCTCGGGGTCGCCGTCTATAACAGTATCGGCCGTCAACTGTACTGGCGATGTGGTCGCGTACTATTCGGCATCTGATGACCGTCTCAAGAACAGATTGGGTAAAATTGAGAATGCTCTTGAAAAGGTCCAGGCATTGAATGGGTTCATGTTTAAATATAACGATCTCGCGAGTCAATTTGGCTTCGAAACTGAGATGACTCACGTGGGACTAAGCGCCCAAGAGGTTTCTCAGGTCCTCCCAGAGGTTGTCGCGCAACTTCCGTTTGAAAACATGAACGAATACATGAGAATTCAATATGAGAAGATTGTTCCTTTGCTTGTTGAGGCGATCAAGGAGTTGGCGGGGAAAAATAATACCAATTGAGAGTAGTGATGTCTATTCCAGCATCTGGACCCGTTCCTGTAGGAGGCGTGGTTTCTACATGGGAACTCACACCGGCTACAAACGTACCCGTTGCTTCCAGGTTGCGATTGAGTCCCGGAACTTACACACCAGCGTCACAAACCTTTCCCGCATCCAGCACGAGTACATTTCCTTTGAGCAAGTTTCTGGGGTTGGGTTTTACATTTACAACAACATTCACTTCACCGGGTTCTTACACCGCAACAGGTACTTATACAATAAAAATTTTATTGGTAGGCGGTGGAGGTGCAGGGGGCGACGTTCTTCCAGGAGCAATAGGTGGGCCAGGCTACCACACGTCGGGGGGTGGCGGTGGTGGTCAAGTTAATTATACAACAACGCCCGTGGTCTTGAACTCTGTATATCCTTTCACGGTAGGAGCCGCGAGTTCTGGGACGGGAGGAAATATTTCGATTTGGGTGGGCCCTCTACAGGCGAGCGGTGGCGGGAGAGGAGGTGGAAACGGTGGCGCTGGAACAGGTGGTAATGCCGGTGGTGGTGGGGGCAGTTCTATAAACCCTACAGGAAGTGCTGGAAATTTTCCAGGTGGAAATGGATTTCCTAATCCAGTAAGTTTTAGCGCGCGCGGTGGTGGTGGTGGAGGCGGGAACGGAAGCGCAGGGGCAACCGGGCTTGGCGCCCCTCCACCGGGCGGCATTGGCGGTCCGGGTGGAAATGGCACAGCAATTACTATAGGTACTATAACCGCAACATATGGAGGTGGTGGGGGTGGCGGGGGTTATTTTACTCGCGGAACCGGTGGCCCAGGTGGAGGAGGGGTTGGTGGACAGGCTGTCGATATGCCTGGCAAAGCAGGAACTTCTTATGGTGGTGGTGGCGGGGGGTCGGCAGGGGAAGGACAGCCAGGACCGGGATATCAGGGAGTTATTATCATATCTTATCCATAGTTAAAGGAAAATAGCCAAATTAACTTATGAGGCAGTTGTACAAGTCTATACCGAAACTTATAGATGCAGGTGAAGCACATGAAATAGCAGACATAATACGAAAATCTCCTAAAAATGATGGCGATGAACAAGTGCCAAACAGTTTTTCATATTATAACCTTCCCGTGTGTAATATTCTTCTTGGTAGATTTTTAGGTCAAATTTCGAATATTTCAGGCAAAAATCTCAAACCTTCTTACGCATACTGTCGTATTTATCTAAAAGGGGCCGATTTAAAACCTCACAAAGATAGAGAAAGTTGCGAGTATTCGGTGACGCTGAATCTTTCTCAAAGTCACACATGGCCAATTTACATGGGAAAAAAGGCTATTTTGCACAAGCCGGGTGATGGGGTGTTATATAAGGGATGTGACATCGAGCACCATCGCAAGGTTTTCGAAGGTGACGAGTATATTCAGGTCTTTTTACACTATGTGGATAGGGACGGTCCGTTCAAAGATTATTTGTACGACACGAAGGTGGTGGCGCCCTCTTCAAACGTCTATAGGTTCGTTTTTAATCTAAATTTATTTGAAAATCATATAAATTATTATAGATTTATAGACGCTATTCCCAACACAAAGATAGATAATCTAAGGAGCATACTTGCACAAAAAGAACTTCAAGACGCCCAAATTGGTGAAGGGGCCGTAGACGCCACCAAACGACGTACGAAAATTTGCTGGTTGCTAAAAACAGACGAGTTTGTTGAAATTTACAAAATATTCTTTGAGCTCATTACCAAATGCAATACTGAATTTTACCAGTTCAAATTAAACGAGATAGCGGAACATATTCAATACACCGTGTACAATTCCGAGGACCTGGGGCATTACGACTGGCACGTCGACATGGGTTCGAACAAAGCCAACAGGAAGCTGAGTCTCGTCTGTCAACTTTCCGATCCGTCTGAATATGAAGGAGGTGAACTTCAAATTAATACGGGTAAAGTTGTTGTTGCTGAAAAATCAAAAGGAACGGTCATTCTGTTTCCGAGTTATCTTCTACACAGGGTCACCCCTGTTACGAAGGGTACTCGTAGATCACTTGTGCTTTGGATAGAAGGCCCCGCTTTTGTTTAAGAACATCGCCAGTTTCGCACCTGACAAGACTTTTGTTCGTGTACAAGTTCACCAAGTTCATTCGAGTCTAGCACGTGTTTGAATACCGTTATATTGTCAAAGTTCCCACACTTAGTTTTAATATAATTGTATGCTTGTTCGATATCAGAAAATGCGCATATAAATTCGCGATCTTCGTAATTGGTATTGCATACAACATATATCTCCATGCAATTTAAAACTTTTTATAAACTCGTTTTTTTGCGCAGTCGCTCGGACATTCGCGACAAGGCGGACATCAGAGACACTACGATCGGTCTCGATTTCATAAACAAAGTTCAGGCTGTTGATTTCCGCTGGAATTACCGGGAAGACTATTTCGATAAGGTTGAGGAATACGTGACGGATCCGGAAACGGGCGCCGTCACGAAGGCGCGCAAACTCGTTCCTATTCCCAATGACGGCTCCAAAAAGCGCACGAGGTTCCATCAGGGCGTCATCGCTCAGCAAGTCAAGGAGGTCATGGACGACCTCGGCGTGGACTTTGCCGGCTACCAGGATCACACCGTCAAGGGTGGTTGTGATGTTTTGACCATCGGATACACAGAATTCGTCGCGCCTCTCATAAAGGCCGTCCAGGAACTTTCAGTCAAAAACACGACGCTCGAGCAGTCTCTTGCGATTGCGACCGAGAACATCAGTTTGCTCAAAACGCAGATGGCGTCAATGGAGCAGAGACTCGCAACGCTCGAGACATGAGCTTAAATTCCCAACCTAAATTAGAATGAACTTCACTCGCCTCATCTTTGCAGATTCTTCAAACAGGGACTCCAATCTGTACCCCACAGGGTCGAATTACGTACTCCATCTCACGAGCCCTATAAAGAACGTCGAGCGGGTCGAGTTGGTCAGCGCACGTGTATGTAATTCAGTGTACAATCTCACGTCCGGCTCGAACGTCCTGACCGTCAACACCTCCAACGTCTCCATGAATCCAGGGTTTTACTCAGTCTACAGTTTGGCCCAGGACATCTCGGCCCTCCAGACCACCGCCACCCTCACCTACATTCCAGAGGAAGGCCACTTTATTTTTTCAGGGACTACTCAATTTACGATCAAAATTAACTCCCGGGAGCTGGCCACCATGCTCGGGATTGCCTACAACACGACCCTCACCAGCACCCTTGCCGGTTCCACATACCCAGGCTACGTAGGCAAGTACATCCTCCGGAGCTCGACCCTCGTGGATCTCTCACTCAATGACATCGTCTACCTGGACATCGAGGAACTCCGGAGCCCCTTCAATGTCGACACGGGCGCCATTCAGTCCACCACCGGGACCATCAGTGGCTCGAACGCCAACAGGGCCTTCGCCCCCATCGCCATGGACGTCGGCTCAGCCTGCGTCAAGAATTTCGCCGAGAACAAAGATTACAAGATTGGCGTCGATTACCCAGAGCCCATCAACTCCCTCCAGCGCCTGACCGTCAACTGGATCGACCGGGAAGGAAGACTCCTGAACTTCCAGGGATGGAACACCAATTCATTCGTCCTCAGGCTGTATCTGACCCCGGACCCCGAGCCGACCCTGCCACCCCCTCCCCCCCTCGAGGACACACAGATTCGCCGGATAGTCCAGGCGATGACTATGGTTCCTAAACCGCCGGTGGAACCCAAGAAAAGGTTTCACTGGTGGCTGATTGTTCTAGTTATTTTGGGTTTGATCATCACTTACAAGACCCTTGCCCCTCGTCTCGGTCAAGGACAGCCCATACAGGTTCCGAGGGGTCCCATGGTCGGGGGACGGGACTTTGGTTTTGCCCCTCCCCCTCTTCGCTGAAACCCTTTTGGAAACCCTGGAAACCTTCTGGCTCCTCCTCGTACTCCTCCTCCTCAATTATGTTTGCAAATTGAATCCACTCCCCCTCGTCTTCAGACCCCTCCTCAAATACTGTAAACTTCACAAAGCTCATTAGTCTATACTACTCCTACAGAATCCACCGCAGACTTTAACGCCGCCTCTGTCGGGTTTGCCGGTACCCACTCGGCCCATGTCCTCGCGCAGTCGTTCATCTTCACGGCCATGTCATCATCGGCCCCTTCATACTCCGTCCATTCCGTGTCCTCCGGGTCAGACTCCTCGTCCGGGTCGGACTCATCGTCTTCTTCAGAGAGGGCGTCGCCCTCGGACTCGGTATCCGAGTCCTCATCGTAGACCTCGGGGTACAGAGATCCCACGTGCTTTCCGGCCACGTTTCTGGCTGCATACATCAGTCCGTACCGCATGTCTCTTCCGACCACACAGTCCCGTCCGCACGCCTGAGCATAGTGTGCGGCCAGAACCGTCCCAGATTCCATGACCGGCAGGAAGAGGTCGATCGCACTCTGCTCGAGGGCGCTCGTATCCATCTCACCCTCTCCCGTCTTCATTCTCAATTCTAATCTAAAATTGCACCGATTCTCTAACTACTTGAAGTTACTGAATATCACCTTTGATCCCTCCAAAAAGTTATAGGAGGAGACGTAGACCCGAATCTTCACGTTGGCCGGGCTCGGGTTCAGTGACAAGTACAGTTTTTGATTCTTAATTCGTGAGAGGTTCACGGAACCGCATGGGTCTTCACCCTCCGGGTCCAGACTGAATGAGTACATGTAGAAGAGCCGGTCCGGAACTCGCGTGTGAAATTCGAGAGGTTGGATGATTCGAAGAAATTGCGGAGTCCCCACGATGGGGTCGACGCGCGAGACCCCGTTGAAATCGAGTTGCAAGTTTTTGAGCATGTCCCCCGTCCCCAGGGACGTGCTTGCGCTCGTCGCCGTGTTGCTATAGTCGTAGCCGAGCGCCGAGTCGTTCTGGATCACCACGAAGAGCTCCTTGACCGGGTTGGAGAAATCGAGCAAGCACTGCACATTCGAGACGCCCTGGGGTGCGAAGAACTCTATGCGCTGGACCTGTTCGAAGATTTGAAGCCGGGGCGGGGCGACCGCGGGCCTCTCTTGCACAAACGCGCTCCCGGGCAACAACTTCCTTTCAGCCTCCGCAACGTAGGTGTATTCAATGTTCAGATAGGACGTGATTGTCCCCGGCAGGTTGGTCGGTGGCGTCGTGAAAAACGTCGTGGGGTTCCAGACGATCCGAAACGTAATATCCGGTCCATCAATCACCATCCCCTTTTTGAATGTAGAAAATGGCAGGGGGATCGTGTAAGATGCGTTTGGTGTGACGACGAACTGGAGGTTCTTGCCGATGAGGTAGGAGAGGGCCGGTTGCTTCCCCTTGGGAACCTCCAGGTCAAAGGCCAACTCGATGTGTTCTGCATACAGACGTTCAATCAATTCTGTTCCTAAATACAACTCGACATACTGGAACATGAGGGTCCCGACTGAGTCGAGCACGCCCACGCCCGGCGGCAAGGGTGGGAATTCAACGTACAGGTACATGTTCGTGATGAGGTCCCCGGACTTTGGCAGGATCCTGTGGTTCTCCGTGCCAAAACTGACTCCCTGCTCGTCGAAAATGACCTGTTCGACACGCTGGGTGAAGAGCGTCTGGCCGGCGTACCTTTCCACAAAGTACGTCACCTGCGGGTCCCCGCTCAAGGAAATGTCCTCCTGGCCGAGGAATGCAAGACTTGCCCGTCCGGCCATACTACTAGGGACTTAGAGATTTTGGGAGGTCCGGGGGCGCTCGGGCCAGGAATCTACTAGCCCTAGATTGACTCAATTCTAAAACAGGGTGCATACCCTTTCTATGTTTTATGTCAATTTGTATTTCATAAGTTGAGAATGTATAATGTTCAAATGGTATCTCAGGTCCATGGAATCTACTGGGTCTAAAGTGACGCAAAACTAAAACAGGGTGCATACCCTTTCTATGTTTTATGTCAAATCGTCTTCCATAAGTTGAGAAATTATAAGACACCTCCCTTCCACTTATGGAAACTTAAAAATACCAGGAAGGATTATAGATAGATATGAGATCGTGTGAAGTCGCATGGTGTTCCGAGCCGGAGTGTGCACCATCAGGACGGTGCCGGGTCCACATGGAGGACATACCCGACGGAGACCCGAGACTCGGACCCCTGCTGACATTCTGCTCCAAAACCATAACTTTTCCCCAGGCCACCGAGGGTCTGGGAAGGTTTTTTTTCTTGGAGCACAGTAGAGATGGTCGCCTCTGTCAAGTGTCCGAAGTGCTTCAAAGAGTTCACGGACCCGAAGTTCCTATCGAGGGCCCAGGGGAAGTTGAAACGGCATGAGGAAGATCGCAAGAATCCATGCGACTCGAGAGATTCATATACATTTACGAGGGATATCGAGTACGTCCCACCTAATATTGGGTCGTTGGACTTGACTGAGCTCGTGGAGTCTCTCAACGAGCACATTCGTTTCCGTCACATCGCCAGTCACATCTTCAACCAGCTGAATGACCGCAACAGGTTTGCCGTCTGGCCCAACGTGGCGACCTATGACGTCTATTACATGGAGGATGGTGAGGCTGTCAGGGCAACCCCAAGCGACTTTGTCCTCGTCTACTGGAACCGGGTCATGCAGGACCAGGTGGTTCCTCTGCTCATCGAATCGTGGCCTCGGTTCGAAAAGTACTGTACGTGGGTTCGGGACCATAACCCGGCCTGCAGAGACTTCCTCGAGTCCAAGACGTTCACACAGGCTGTCCTCAACAGCTTCCTCCAGTCTGAAATGTTCAGGGACATGCGGACGTCCATCAGTTCACATTTGAAAGAGGTTCCGAGGACCTTGCGGTCTGAAATCCGTTTCAATATGGGTATCGGGTCAAAAGACCTTGGGGTGATCTTCGAGGCCAAGTGCAACGTCTGGAATTGTGGGCGACCTTTGAAGGAGCGCGGGGCGTGTAGGTTTCATCTCCAAAGCATGAAACCAGGTGAAGTCAGGCCTCCTCTTCCGGAGCGCGTCGAGACCCCCGCAGAATGGGTGGGACCGAACAGCTCGGAGGACGTATTTGAACAGTTGATGAACCGAAAGCAAACTTCCGGATTTTTTGGAGATGACTAATTCCAAAAAGGGGGTGAGGGGTGGTCGGGCGGCCAAGTCCCGGCATATACTTCCAATTCCTAATGGGGTGTACCCCCCTTTCGGAATTGGAAAATTCTTATTTAGATTATTTTAATAATTTGTATATAATCCTCTTTTGGAATTGGAAAACCAGTCGTAAAACCCGTTTGAAACTCTCGACATTGTTGCGTCTTGGAAAACTTTCTGGAAAAACTCAGTCAAACATCAGACCGGCAATTCCGTTCTCGACCCGAAGGACGTTCTGTGACGTGGCAATGACCCGGAATTTCTTCGCGGGATAGACTGCACCCGGATTAAAGACGTTGAGTTGCAAAAACACGTTGCGGATCCTGCTAAAGTTGATGGCGCCCGAGGAGTTGCGGCTACTCGGGTTTTTTGCGAAAACATACATGAAAAATTGCCTTCCGAAAATTTGAGGCTGTGGTGAGGTTGTTGGGGGTTTGGAAAAGAAGTTGACGTGGTGGTTGAACGGCTCGATCGCCCCGACGTAGAGGGCGTTTGTGCACGATGTCAAGAATGCGTCCTCGCCGTTGAATGTCATCCCGAGACTCTGCAGGTTCGGGTTTGTCGACCCGGCGACCACATAGTCGTAAGGCGCGTTTCCGACCGGCTGAGTTATGAAAAAGAGCTCCTTGA